CGTCCAATCTGTGCGCTTTCCATTCCGGCATCCATTTCGGCCGCAGGAACGCGATGAAGGTTTGGGTGAGCTGTTTTAAAACTCAGATAAATAAAGAATTACCCCGCCCCCTATTAAAATATATTTGTAGATTATTAGTGCATACAAAACGGATACATACAGTGTATAGTTTTATTATACATTCATACTCTCTTTATATACTTATAAGTTTCTTCGTATTCTTTATCAGTTAACTCATCACAATAATCCATATTATATTTGTGCATCTTATTATGTATAGCATCATGACATCTATAACATAGACTAATTAAATTATCTTCATCAGTTAATAACTCATATCTATCTTCTTCTGTCTTACCTGATAATATTCTACGCTTATGATGGACTTCACACGCTGGTGATACATTACCATGTTTCAAACAACACTCACACAATGGATGACGTTTAATATAATAGTTTCTTAAGTTAATCCATTGTTTAGTATGATAGTATGTAGAGTTATTATGCTTCTTATAACTTATGTCTTTATTATTTATCTACTTTCTATTAATAGTTGGCATATTTATTAAAATTATTTTATATCTTATATCATCTCCATATTCTCTCTGTATCGCGTTGTTTTATCTTTACCTTATAGTTATTAGTCTTATATGATTTCGTTGCGATATGGAGAGAATATGGTATGTATATTAAAATAATGGTGACTCATCTTCAAATAAGTATTCATATTCATCTGGTACATTACCTGCTTGGAATGCTCTGCATCCATACTTCTTACTTAAATGATGATCCCATAACATATTTAATAATATTTCATGTGGTATTGGACAATCATTAAATGATTCATAATACTCTTTATTACCATCTTCTTTAACTAATATTATTCCATCTACATTCATAATCTTGATTAATTAATTTTGTTTCTTATATTATTTATCTAAATTTAAAAATAAAAATAGGAAACTACTTATCACAAGCAATTCCCTATAAAAATAATAAACAAAATTAATAATCTATTCTTAGATAAACTTTACCTTGAAACACGTACTTATTATTTATCTCTAATTTAAAATATCACACAATAAAATATCTTGTGTCTGTTTATATAACTTCTTAATAGCTCTCAAATGATACTTCATATCTTCTACTGTCTCATACTCTGAATCCATGTCGAAATAGTATCGATTAATAGCATCTGATAATACTTCTGTCAAAATAGTATCGTTCCTATGTTTTCTATTATATTCATTCACATAATCCTTAACGTTAAACATATATGTATAATGATAATCATCATCTTTTATATTTATAGAATCAAACAAGGTCTTCGCCTGAATATCATTCATCTTCTCTATCATGTTACAAACCTTATCTGCATATTCTGATACCCTATCTATATAATCTTGTTTATTCATAATCTATATCGTTTTATTTTATTTATATTACATATCATATAATCACATATTTTCAATTTTATATATAGTTTTTTATATGTAATTTAAATTAATAATCATTTCTATATAATTATTAGTTGTAATATTTTTATATCATTTTATATATAGTTTTTTATATGTAATTTAAATTAATAATCATTTCTATATAATTACTAGTATAACTTATTTTCTCTCTTATTTCATATAGTTTTTTATATGTAAAATCAATAATCTAAGAAACATATATCACTCATGTTTAATAACTTCCCTTTATTAAAATACTTCTGGTTAATTGACTATCTTTTCTAATCTATAACTCTCTTTTGTTGAACATCTAATAATCCTCTTTTTGAATGGATATTATGGTGACATTCACTGCATAAACAAATAACATTCTCTTCATCTAATAATAATTCATTCCTAAGTTCTTCACTATCCTAATTATAAAACTTAACCAAATGATGAACTTCTGTCGCTTTGTTCTTACCACATAATTCACATAAACCGTTATTCAACTTCTAATTGTCTTTTCTAACCCTTTCAGATAATGATTTCCACTAACTTTTCTAGTAATATTGCTGCCTCGTTTCCTAATCTGAAATATCTTGTTTTAACGTGTTCTGAACTATCTTTCTATCATTTACAGTATATCTCTACTGGTTTTCATTTTTGCTTAAAAAATCGCGTGTTTTTTGCTGTTTTTTTGCAAAATTTGAGCCTTTTTTCTCAATATTTTCAATGTTTTTCTAATGTCTTTGATGGATTCGTGATTTCTCTTCTTTTTCTCTTATTACTGCTAAATCTGTCTGAATTCTCATCATTTCTTTGAATAACATCTGTTCCTATTCTTTCGTCATATCAGGATGTCTTGACTTGTAACGTCCCATATCTTTATTGACTTTATCCTATATTATTAAATCTACATCTGTATTCATTTTTAATTATTAATTTTTAAATCAATTTTAATATCTGTTTATTTTTTTGTTGAGAGAATGAAGTTCTTTTGTGTCTTACTTCATTCTCTTTTTATTACTTTAATGGGAACACACACAACAATGTATCTTTCATTTTTTCTTTTACTGCAATATAAACAATAGTATCATCATTCAATTCCATTAAATCATCATCATTATACGTTGACAAATCATCTATAAAATATGTCTTTTTTAATTTTGTATTTCTCAATATGTTTATTATATAATCATTTGCATGTGATTTCTCTTGTGACTCAACACATTTTATTAACCAGTCATTAAACATTGAATTAACTTCTAATTGAAGTTTCCAGTTTATAAACTTCTCATTCTGTTTTGGTCTATCTGCAACTTTATCTCTTGACTCATTAGCCTTATAAAGTTTGCATACATTTTCAAGTACAGTTTTATACATCTTCTTAAATTCTAAATTAAAATCTTTCATAATTCTTAAAAATATTTTTTGTTTTCTAAAAAGAGAGAACCGAAGAGCTTGGGATTCTTTGTCGCCAAAGGCAGGCAAGAACTCCCGGTTTCTTATGCTCTCTTTTGTGATGGTGAACTTTTTTGATGTTCAAAACGCTATATTTTTATATAATATATAGTTAAAAGTTAACGTTTGAACATCAAAAAAGTTCACCTTTTATACTTATTGTATACACTTTACTTTGTCAAAGTAATCACACCATTTCTTTTTTCTCTAAAAAGTTGCAAAGCTTACAGCATTTTTGTCTGTTTGTTGTTTATAATATTCGTAACATTCATCTAATTTATCAAACTTAACTTCATTATTTTCTTTCCAAACATAAGTAAAATTTTTGGCTTTCCCCTTTCTACAGATATTTCGTTTTGGAGTAAACAATTTATGTTTCTATATAAACTATAAAACATTCTGGTATTTAATTTCAGACATGAATGTTTGCATGAAGTATTTACACATTTCATTGAATTCATTTATTTTATTCTATAATTTAATAAACTCATCATCATTTAGGGTTGAAACATATTTGTATATATCAAGTTGTGTTTTATCTTCTATATTTTTTACATCTATTTTCTCCGCTGTTTTTCTTAGATGAATTGCGTTTGTTATATGTTTTAATGATGGGAGCGCTGCTCCATTTTTATATGAATATTTTATAAGTCGCAAATTCTCGAAAAAATTAAGTACTTTCTCAACATCACCAGCAAACATATCGGGGATCATACTTGTAAGTTTTGTGAATGTATCTCCTTCATAATCCTTATAACATGTTTTTTGACTGTTAAGATTAATTTCTTCTGAAACGTCATCCCCGCATATTCGTCTATATTGAGAGAACCAATCATATAAGTTTTTTCTTATATTATTATTATATTCATCAAAATTTACTTTCAATACATTTTCGAAATATTTTCCAGTCTAAGCATGTAAATAGAATTCATTATATATATGCAAAAAATCATATAGTTCTCTTAAGTGTAGATGTTTGAATGGGTTAGGTGTTGTCTCATAAGTGAATACATCACATAATTTTTTTATTATTGGGAATATGTATACATCTTTGTCTTCACCTTCAGGAACTGGACATACATTTTTTATTAAATCCTTTATTTTTCTCATTGTTATTAAATCTTTAGTCAGTTTGTTGGTATTGTAGTTTGTAAGAAATGCGTTTGGTTTATAAATTTCATCTCTCTCACAATATCCAACATCGAACAAAGCGTTTTCATCATAAGAATCATTTTTACGCAAGCTTGCATAAGATTGTTGTGCAAATTTTTGCGCAATGGTTTCTTCATTATAACTGATAAGTTCTGGCAAGAATCTGTTTATATACTCACTATATGTTTTTTTTACATCTAATGACGCTTCAATAACTTCATTTTGAGGGACCTAAATTTTGGTTGTTGTTATAATTTTGAAATCAATGTTGTTTTCCCCAAAGAATTTCTTTAATTTTGTGCAGCTACAATTATCAGTTCCAACAAATTTTCTGAATAAGTATGCAATTTGAACATCTTTGTTAGAGAAGTTGATGTTATTTTTCATCAAAACTTGTGACAATTGTTTATTTTGGGATTTACCTAAAATAATTCTCTCTTCTTCCGTTAAGTTACAAAGTGCGTCAATTGCATTCTTTATTTGTTGTTCATCTGCATTAGGAATTATATTAGGAATATCTAAAAATAATATTTTTATCTTCTTTACATTTCTGAATCGATGAATGGTCTGAATGAAATCAGTTTTTGTAATTTCATCTGGAATAAAAATTGCAAGTAAATTATCAATATCATTCTTTATTTCTATACCTTGTGAACCAAAAATAGTGGAAATCATTATGTCTGAATTTAAAATATTATTATTGATAATCTCACTGCATGACATTTCTTTTTTATCACAATTTTGTTTATTGAAGTAAGTAACAGACAAATTTTGTGGTTTATGCTGATCCATATAATGTGGTAATGATTTGTTATAAACGTTTGTGAATAATATTGTTTTGTCAAAGAGTTGATATTGTGAATTATTAATTAAATATTGTGCAATAAAAGACGAATATTTTTCCCCCTTAGGCATATCTTTATTTTCACCCTTATCTACTTTATAATTATTGTCTAAAAAATCTTTACATTTGTCAAAAACAACTTCATATTTTATGGTGTCTTCTTTTAGAAATTCAAAGCTATATACATTGTCAAACAACATCCATTCATATTGTGGTGTACCTGAGCACAAAATTAAGTTTGTTGTATTTTTATCTACAATACATGAAATAACACCTTCTTTTTGTCTTCTTATTTTTGAGGCTCTATTCCTATAATTTGCTGTTGTCACAATGTTGTGAGATTCATCAATACATTTAATATATTCATTTACTTTTTTTATACCATAATTCTCTTTAATCAACTGATATGTATCCCAATTAATAATCATTTTATTTGGAAGCCCATCATCAGTTCGATTATTCAATTTCTTTTTAATATCTTTATATTCGAAAATATAATTAATTTGTGAAGTAACATCATTTGATTTATCATCAAAAATGAAGTTCTCTAAAGTTTCATCTCCAGTAAAATTCTTACTGTTGTAAACACCGTCTCTAATAGAGTTAAGATGACTAATAATCATTACTTTTTTTTGCGTCTGAAATACTTTACGATAAAAAGAAGATTTACCAACCCCACATCCAGCCTTTATATAAACAACATTATTGTATTTTAAACGATTTAAAATTCTGTCATGATAATATGACAAATAGCAATTGTCTGTTGTGCCTGTTGGTAATTTTATAACTTCACTCGCTTGGAATCCATTTATAGAAGTACCTTCGAGACCATAAAAATGAACATTTTTTTGTTTTACGTAAATACCAAATTGTTCTAGTATTTTGAAGTTTGCTTTTGAAATATCTAAATCTCTGTCAAAGTCAAATTGATTTTTCATCATATCTATATCATATACACGATTTCCTGTATATGGGATATAATGCCTCTCCACAATCATATCATGCATCTGTTTCCAAAGCGTTCTATTTCCTCCAACATAAGCTTTAATTGTTCTCGCAATACAAAGTCTTGCAATAGTAGAGAATTGTTTCTTTAAATTATTGGTTTCTGGTATTTTACCATCTATATTCCAAGATGACGACATTTCTTCTACTATTTTTTTATTTTCTTCTTTGATTAAATTACATTTTTTCTCTTCTTCAAATACTTTTTCAAGATTTCCTGTATAAAAAGGTAAATTACTCCTTACTGTTTTTAGAACTACGTCATTTTCTATGAATGTATTATCAATTAACCCTCTACACTTTAAGAAATCAATATTATAGTCACTATCATCACAACATCTAAAGTAGCCTGACCATTTTTCATTAATCACAATAGGGTTCTCTGAAATGAACAGTGGTTGATAAGGGTTTTGAGAACAGTTATCCAAAACTTCTGGAGCATCGATAATTTCTTGTAAGAAGTTGTTATGCGTTTTTCTTTGCCATTCAGGTTGTTTTCCTAATTCAATGAAATTGAGTCTTACAAGTATTTGAGCTGTTTCAGCCAAAAATTTAAATGTTTCAACAGTCTTGTCTTTATCTTCTATATTGTATGAAAAAACAAAATGAAATGATGTGTTCGATGATGATATTTGTGAAAACAGAAATATATCTTGACAATGTTCTTTCAAGCGATTTGTAATAGCATCAAACAATTTCTGTACATAAGGATCAATGGAATTATATGTTGATTTTACTGCATTATCTATCTAAAAGAACTTCTTTGCGTCAACGTCAACGTATACAGTACCATTCCAATCACAAAATACAACACCACCATTTGTCTTTGTTGATGTCCTCTTACCATTTGAAAATATTTGTATCGCATGCGCTATTGCTTTCTTTTTTTGCTTCTTATCTGTAATAATCGTTTTATTACCTTTGTTATCAAAAGAAACAACATCAAATGTATCAATAATATCTCTAAGCATTTTTTGCCGCGCTGTAATATTTAGAGATAAATAATTAAGAGAAACAATGTCACATGCTTCATCTGTTTTTTTAGATGAAACAGAATTAATAAAAGTGGGCCGAGCTTGATTTGGTGTTATGTTCTTAGCTTGCCATGAATTAAATTGAGGAAGTATTGATGTTCTTCCTGAACATTTTAATAAATTTTTCATTTTAATATAAAAATATTTTTTTATGAGAAAGATAGTTATATTATCTTTCTCATTTTTTATTTATTTTGGCTCTGTAATTTTGAATTTGCTTATTTTGTCTAAATCCTATGTCATATTGATTAAATCCTGTGGTACTTCGAATTTCTGTTTTAGAGGAAATACTTCATTATATGACGCTCCTAAATCAAGCAACATTTGCGAAAGTTCTTTATTATGTTGCTTTACAGCATAATCACTAAGTAATCTCATGTTTTTCTTTACTTTATCATACTTTAATGTTTTGTGAGCAATATAATAATTTCTTTGATACTCACGATAATCTTCTATGTTTTTATACATAATCAAAAATAGTTTATTTTATTTTTATTCATTATACATTTTATTTATCTAATAGTTTCAAAAAAATATTCAAACCCTAAATATTTTTTATTGAAATAAGTAATATGGATCGATTTTGGAGAAGAATAGAACATTTTTAGAGCTTACGAGCAATAAACAAAAGTGATGTAAATAAATGTCATGATAAAGGAAATACCAGTGATTGATGTTCAAAACGCTATATTTTTATATAATATATAGTTAAAAGTTAACGTTTGAACATCAAAAAAGTTCACCTTTTATACAAAAACTATACATACGAAGAGCATAAGAAACCGGGAGCTCTTGCCTGCCTTTGGCGGCAAAGAATCCCAAGCTCTTCCTGTAAGACTTTCGTACCAGTGCGCCCTAGTAATTATAAGTCAAGATAAAAACAACTCCATACAGGAGAGATATGGTATTAAAAACAGAGAGATAAATAACTAAAATCTAGATATAAAATTACGTTATATGATTATGTTATTGAAGTTAGTATTGTTTGTTTTGTTCGGTGTCTTTCTCTCATTGATAAACTGGTTGACTAAGTGTCCAGAAGACAGTTATGAAGAGAGACATTGGTAGAACATCAGGAATGAAAAATCCATGTGGTTAAAGAAGAAGGAGAAAATCAGTTAAGTTTAGGTGTAAATTTAACTGATTTTTATTTTGAAGAAACCTTTCCAAATAAAAAAGGAACTATATTAATTTATAGTTCCTTAATTTATTAATTTTTATGAGTGATATTTAGTTTACCTTCTCCTTTTATTTTTATACCTTCTTTTTTATTTTCGATATAATAAATACAGGTATTATCATCATACCATTCAACTACTTGTGTGAATCCATCACCTAACTCATACTCATTTTTATTAATCATTTTCATAATATTAAAATATTAAATTTTATTTTTTCCAAAATTAATTTGTATTTATGGTATAGTTAGATTCTTAAAAAGTTTAGGAAATATGAATTTTATTAAAAAAAAATATTTTTAAGAAAGAATTTCCATATAATAATGTACCTGTACCTAATTATAAATAAAGAAAAGAAAGTACTTTGAATTATGAAGTTAACAGAAGAATAGAGAATATAGATGTACAACTTGAATTTCGAGCAATTATATAATGATGCTTACAAATATTACAACAAGAATAAAATTACATTCACTGAGTTATTAAATTATTATTTGACTTTAGACAATCATATAGATGTTACATATAATATTCTGTATCATTATTATTTGAAGTCAAAACAGATAGGATATAATCGATATAAATACGAATAGAAAGAGGCTTATAAAGGTCACAACAAAGTTATATTGTATTATTTGAAGAAATTGGAGTTAGAAAATGATTCAGATAAATATAATGATGAGAGTCTTAATGAGACTTGATTTGACTAACTAGTACCATATTACATAATATTAAATTTTTATTTTTTTGAGTGGGATCAACATAAGTTGGTTCCACTATTTTTATATAAAAGAAAAGAGAGAACCAAATTAATGATTCTCTCTTTTATGTCTTTTCAAAAAAACAAAATTAATTGTCTTGATTATTCTCTGCATTAAGTGCATCAAGTTCAGCCTGCAACTTGGCAATGCGGTCCTGTCGTGTCTTATTACACAAATCCTCAAAGTGTACCTTAATCTCATTAGCCATATCAGCGAGTTCCTTGTAGCTGAGGTAATCACCATCGGTAATCTCCGAGTTCAACACGTGTCTGAGAGCGTTACGAGTCAGACGAACATTCACTTTCTTAATTGTTGGAGTTTCTCCATTCTTTGTTCTTGCCATAATCTTTAATATTTAATTGTTCAACTTTTTATTAACACTGCAAAGATAAGAGTTTTTATTGAAACAAAAAAGTTTTTCTTACTAATAAATGCAGAGAAATTATTTTTTAATATTCATTAGTTATTGAACATTTATATAAGTTCTCTCTAATGTATCAATTCTGTTCAAAAGATATTTTATTTGTTCCTACATTATTAATATCTGTTTTGAAAGTCCAGATACTTGTTGTTGTAGTAAAGAATTCTAAATTTGTAATACGTCTCTATTCATTAATTATTAATTAATATTTTAATATTTATATAATAAAAAAGAGAGATGAAAAACAATTCACCTCTCAAACATATATAAATTAATAAATAAATAAATTATAATATATTTAAATCCCTTAATATCTCAATATTAATTTTATTGGGAAATCATAAAAAAGTTTGGAATATAAATATATAAAATAAAAAATATTTTTATGAAGACAAGTTAGTTAAAGGAATTAGTTTTATATTTAATCGGTATAGTATTTTTATTTGTCATTGGTCATGGATTTTACAAGGACACAAAGACTATCAAGGAGATGAGGAAAGAAGTCAAGGAAATGAAGAAAGAACTTGAGGAATATCAAGGTAGAAAAGATAGTGTTTATTTCGTCACAGACACGATTAAAATCACTTAGCCTGATAATTATAAGGTAAAGAGAATTGGACGCGATACGGTGAGAATATGGCGGCTAAAACGCGACACAATCAAAGTATCTGAGGATGTTGTATTGGACAAGGTACAGAAACAATATAAAGATACAGGAAAATACGCCATTTGGATAAGCGGTTATTAGGACGTTTGGCTTGACAGCCTGAAGATGTTCCCAAAGACTGTATATCAAAAAAGTACTGTAATAAAGAAGAAACGATACAATTTTGGCATAGGTCCGGAAATAGGATATGGATATGATTTTAACCAGAAAAAGTTAAGTCCTTATATTGGAATAGGTCTGCAATGGAACTTTTGTTAGTTTTAAACAAAAAAATAGAAGAAAGAGAAAAATAATTATGAAAAATTTTCTTCTCTTATTTTTTTGTTTCGAATAAAACGTGTATCTTTGATATGTAAGTTAATAACAAATAAGTTTAATTTAAAATTAATAAAATTATGAATACAGTTACAACAGAAATTAATGGCAAGAATTATACTTTTAATATTAAGGTATTACAGGTTAAGGTAAACAACTATGATGGTTGGGATATGGCAGACTTTAAGGTGACCGCTCTTGTTAGATGTGGTAAAAAGAAAAAGTGTATTGAATGTGTTTTATCATATGCAGTTGGTAGCGTTTGGGAATATTATAACAATCAAGAGTATTTTTCAGATCTTGCAGAAGATTATCTGAAGAAAAATGATAATGAAATAGTTTTAAAATTTTATGGTGATTTTGAAGGTATTTAATTACCAAACTATTATAATTACATTATAAATATGTACCAAATATAAATTGGGAAGATGAACGTGTTAAAACAGATGAAGGTAAACAAAGACTTTATGATTTAATTAATATATATGGTTATAAGGTAACCGATAAAGTAAAGGATATTATAAATCATAATAATGTTTGCTCTGATTTTTTCAAATGGGATTTTGAGAATTGGTGTCCATTGGAGGAGAATAAATAATTAAATTTTAAAGTTTGATATAAAATGACATATTTAACGAAGAATTTTAGTTTAGAGGAATTTGAGAAGTCTTCAACAGCGGATAAATGGAAGATAAACAACAAGATTCCAGAGAAATATATGGACAATGTTAAGAGATTAAGTCAGATTTTACAGCAGATTAGGGATAATTGGGGAGATTCAATTATAATTTCTTCAGGTTATCGTTGTCCTGAACTTAACAAGAAGGTTGGAGGAGCAAGCAATTCAGACCATTTATATGGGGCGGCAGCCGATATACACACAAAGTCCGATGGAAAATTAGATAACCATAAACTTTGGAATTCAATACTTTGTCTTAACAAACTTGGAAAATTAGGACAGTTTAGGCAGTTGATAAACGAATATAATGATGATTGGATTCACATATCAGTAAACAATGATTATAACAAATGGAAAAATAACTAGATTCTTTATGTGAAATAAAAGGGGATTATTAGGTCCCCTTTTAATGTATTTTCTCAATATTGATGTCTAGTATCTTCCCATATAATTCTATCTTGTTTGACTTACGTTTTGTGTATAAATCGAATATTTGACTATCCAACAAAGGATTTCTATACTTTACATTAGCAAGGTAATGTGCAGTATCTTTCTTATATATTTGAATCCATTCTATTTCCTTATGTATTAATTCTTTTCTTCTTTTATGAGATTCTTTATACACATCAATATAAGTATATTTTTCTTCATTATCTGTTAATTGAAGAAGATTATTCTTTAGTCCTACAAGTATATCTTTATCTTTGTTTTGTTCATTTAAAATTTCTCTTTTCTCTAAGTTTAATTTCTTTCTTATTTCAGATGATTTACTGTCCGATATTTGTCCGAATATAATTCTCTCTTCAAGTTTGTCTATCTTAGTTTGATTATCATCCAGACGTTTATCATAAGTTCTCATTCTTCTGACACAGGCGTTGATGTCGTCTTGAATCTTATTCTGTAATTTCTCATAATCGGAGCTTGTATGATTCTTAAGTGACCAATCGCAACAATACAAAAGGAGATTATCTATAACGTTCATATCAACGCAATAAGAGTCATTAAATTCTCTATATGCGTGTTTGTTCTTCTTCATTAAAAGTTGTCTCTTTGTTTTTTCATCAGAGATTATACCTTGTGCATAATATGTGTCGCTGTTATAAGTTTGTCTTGGCAATGTCTTTGATTCATTAAGTTTCTTGCAAGCCAACTCATACACTTCTTCTGATATAATCTTAGGATATTGAAATTCACCTTTCTCACAAATACCTGTGTATGACTTGTTTTTCAATATGCCTAATATATAAGATATTCTGTTTATTCTATTTTTTCTAGAAGTTAATATACCTTCATTATATAAGTTATCCGCTATTTTAGTTGCAGACATATTCTCATATAGAAAATCATTGAATATTCTCAATATAATCTTTTCTTTTATTGGGTCAACAATAATTTTTCTATCACGGTCGGATACTTTATATCCAAGCAGTAAGTTACCACCCGTAAATCTACCTTTTTCTCTTGCTAATTTTCTACCTCTTTCTAGACGTGCCTTTCTAATATAACCTTCGTTTTCGGCTAATGCCGTGAATAAAGAATACATTACGTTGGCATCTGGAGAGACGTTCCAATCTTTATCAAATACAGTTATCGCTGGTGTAACAATCTTAAGTTGAACTTTATTATCTCTCAGAAAATTTCTGATAGAGAAATTAACCTCAGTTCTTCTTGAAATTCTGGAAATCTCGTATGCGTAAACAACCTCTATTTTACCAGGGTTATCCAGAATAATAGACTTCATTTCATTTAGTCCATTACGTTCTTCCTCTGAAAGTAAAACAGCGGATTCCTTATCCTCAATGATTATTATATGATTATCATTATAACCATCGATTTTTGCGAGTCTCTTAACAGTATCTGTCTGTTGTGTTAAGTCCTGCATCTGTGTTGATACTCTTGAAAGTATTATAACTGATTTATCCAATATTTTATTCATAATCTTTATTTTTTATTTGATGCAAAGATAAAGATTATTTTTGAAACTGATTCATTTTAAACGTTATTTAATACAAATACCATTAGACTATAAAGTTGTTACAACGATGATATAGTCAAAAGGTACTTGCGGAATCTCTAGTTAAACCACTTGATTATCAAACAAATAGAAAAGTTGATACCTCTGATTTATATAGTCAAAGATACCAACTTTCTAATCATTCGTCATGTGAAGCCTTAACATGCTGTTCTACAACATCTTCTATTAATTCCTTCACTTTGTTCATTGTTTCACTATGAACTTCAACTAACTAATTCTTGAAATATATACTTACTCCGAATATTGCACCACCAGATATGAATGCCTATGCAATGTAGATAAGTACACCAGAAGAAATTGTATGAATCATAGCAAAACTTAGGAAGGCAATCACTATACCGCTGGCGATTAAAACCATCGCAGTTGTATATTGTGCCTTGTCCTTAAATCCGAGTTCTTTCCAACTCTCTTTCATTTGCTATTTGAGTTAATTTTAAAATTACTCTCTTATTTAAGATTATTCTTTGTATATGTAATATGGTTCCATAACGTTACCCATACCATCATATTGTTTTAAACCTATTTTCAATAAATCACTTATTATGGCACCATTATCTTTATTAGGTCTGCAAGGCTCGATATAAGTATTTGAAACACATTCATAAAGTTTCGAAGGATTATCACTTGGTACAATTCTCTTAATTACTGTACCATTCTTGTCTTCTATTTTAAATTCATAAAAATAAAAAGATTCATCTATATAATCTTGTTCATTCCCATAAGCATTAAGATAAAGGGTTGAATTATTATTTGTAAATCCATTATAATCACTGCTCACTGAACTCCAAGGGCCTAACTAATTGTTTGATTGCCATATATTAAAAGTATTAGTTGTACCATCAAATGTAAATGTTGTCATATAACTCAGTTTTTTAGGAGTACAACTCCATCTGCTTATACCTGGATCTACATAAAAGTCATTTCCATAAGCAAAAACTCTAAAATCATAGGAGTCACTACTTTTATCAAGTAAACCGAAAAATTCATTACCTGTTGCTGTAACGTTTGCCACTGTTAGATACATTTTATAATCTGTGTTATATGGCATATATTTAATCCATTCGTCTCTGTCTAATAATTTCCAACCTGGTGCATTATTTTTTAATAAAGCTAGTGCATATTGACATTCTACTGCTTTATTTTCCTCTTTAGATATAATATATTTACAGTTTGTTTGATAAACTATTTTATTCATGTCATTCATCACGCACACAAGAGAATAATTATATGTAAATCCTTTTACATTTTTTGTAAGAATGTCTTCAGATATATATTTGTGGGTCAAAATATTACCGCTTATGATATTAAATGATTTGTTTTTATAAGCAAAAATATTATAAAAAGTTTCTCCTGAACTTTTTACTCGTAAGACTATATAAAAAATTATATATTGATTATTATTAACAGGTATAGTATATAATGTACCTCTGGTTATATTTTTGTTATTTGTCCAGTTAGAGTCTGTAGGTATATTATTAACTAAATCACCTTGTTTAACATATTTTTTTACAGTTTCTAGGTCGTCAGTTACGCATGAAATTGCATAAGTATAGCCCTCATACTATCCAGCAGTTGAATAATAAAAATTTTGTTTTGTGCCACTTATATTTTGCAATATTACCTGATATAATTTATAGTCTTTATCTTGTGTGTAATCTGAATAGCAAAAAGTATAATCATCTGGTATATCGGATATATTAGGAAATTTAGAGGTATCTACTTCGCTTTTATTTATGATTGTATATGTAATCGCACCATCTGATGTATAAATGGTATCTAATAGCTAAAAACCTGGTATATAAGATGAGTTGTCTAACATATTCTCTCTATATGTTCTTGTCATTTGTATGACTTCATTTTGAGACTTTCCTTCAAAATTTTCAAAATCATTTTGTTCATAATCCTGACCTGTAATTGTGACATTATCATTTATGATTTCATATATTTTTTTATTGTCACTTGGTTTTGTTTCTTGTCGTTTATTCGTATTATATGTTATCTCTGTAATTTTTGAAGTATCTTCTGTATCATAAACAACAGAACTTTTTGTACAAAGATAATAATACGTCTTGTTGTCCGATGTATCTGTTACTTTAATCCAGAAAGTATCACCTGTATCAGGTGTAGTACTTTGTTCTGGATAAAGTTGAATCAGGTTTTGAAAAACCTTCTATATTTGTTTACCATTATAATATATCTTCACAACAACATTATTATTGTTCTTAATCATTTTCATTATCGAGATATTTTTATATTTATAAGGTAAAAGCAAAGTTAATATACAATACTTCTTCGCTTTAACCTTATAATTAATTTGTATAAATCATGTAAACTATATCGTTGTTAACTGTACCTGCTGAAACGAGATCATTATATTCAGATTCTGTAATCACTTTTACTTTCTTATAATCTGTTAATGCAGTTGTGATTTTTGAATCTACATCAGTTGACTTAATATAATCTGTTAATGCAGTTGTGATTTTTGAATCTACATCAGTTGACTTAATAAATCCATAATTTTCAATCGCTGTCTCTAATTCGTATGTTTCTGTATAATTATTAAATCTATCCTCTATTGTTGTATTATGCTCGTTATACTATGTAAGTGATACATAATATTTTAATTTGTTATTAATATCATCTTTATTATAATATGATGAATCAAGTTTTGTAGATAAATCACTAATATTATTTTTTATTTCATTAGTAGAAATATCATGTTCTAATATATATAAATTTATACTAGAATTAGTTGCATCTATGCGAGAATTTAACGAAATAATAGCGCTGTTATGCATTGGTTTTGTTACATAATTAGATAAATCTACATTTCCGGACCCAGTATTATCTTTTAATAATTCTGATAATGTTGATGAATCAGAGATATTAGCAAAGAATTTTTTTACATCTGTAAATGTGTCTATTGTACCGTTTTTCTGGTCTGTTCCAATCAAGTTATCAAAAGAGTTTTGAAGGTTTTCTGTTTTACTAACATAAGTATTAAGGTTAGTTTCTACCTAAGTTATATGATAATCTAACTCATCAAGGCTAGCGTTTTTAATCTTTTTTTCAAGTTGGTTATAAGAACTGTCAAACAATGTTTTCTCTATGTAATCATTCTTAAGTCTAGTTGAAATATCACTTATAGAAGAATCAATGTCATTATCTTTCTATGTTAATGTCTAAATACTATTGTTTATTGGGTTAAGTTGTTCGGTAATATCAACTGTTTTAAGTTTGTCACTTAATTCCTTATAAGAACTGTCAAACAATGTTTTTCCTATGTAATCGTTCTTAAGTCTAGTTGAAATATCACTTATGGAAGAATCAATATCATTATCTTTCTCACTTAATGTCTAAATACTATTGTTTATTGGGTTAAGTTGTTCGGTAATATCACCTACACTAACGTTTTCGATTTTATCATTTAATTCAATATAGGAACTATTGAAATCATTTTTCTTTAAGTAATCTGTATTTAATCTTGTTGATATATCATTTACATTTATAGATATATCATTTAAGTTATTACTTATATCAGAAATAGATGAATTAATTTCACTATTGAATTCATTAATTTGGACTTTGCTATAATAGTTAGTTGGTGATATAGAAGTATCAAACTTCAAGTTGTCTAAATCACTTACAATCTGACTTATTGAATCATGAAGCTAATCAACATCTCTACTTAATATAACAATAGCTGTGTTCATTTCCACACTATCGTCACCTTCATCAGGTTCAAATGCAGTATCACCATCTTTGTTATAGTCAACCATCTGGATTTGTTCATATTCATTACTTCTCCAACTGATACCATATTTCTTACCTTTCACTTCAAGAGAGTAACTTCCTAACGGAATTTCACTTGCGGTAACATGGGCGTATAAAACATAATCATCATCAACTCCTATATTATATGTAAGTTGATAACGTTTTCCTAAACCACTGATTAAAGAAACCTCAATGTCTGTACAACCTGGAAGAGAATAATTAACAAGCTAATCCTAGTCATATTTTGACACAGGAATCTTCATTGTGAAGTCATTACCTTTTACAATTTTCTTCATATAACGTTATGTGAATTTTTTTATTTATTATAATTCATTTATATTTATCTAAATAAAAAGAGAAGTCCAAGATTTTTTGTTTCTTAAACTTCTCTTTTCTCAAATTAATAACCTTCATAACCTTCATACCAAGCATCAACAAAGAATGTATATGTTCTGACACAGAATTTATCAAGTTCAAAGTCCTTCTTTATCTCTCCTTTCCATTCTCGACACATTATTATTGGATAAGGATGTGATGTTATGTAACAAACACCGTTATCTGCTTGTGTCTTATCATATATCTTTAACTCATATCCGTCATAAGGGTGTTGAGGAAACAATATCCTTACTGTCTTTGCAGTCGCGATTATTGTATCAATATCTGTAGTTGCTGTATAAACAATTTCATCTGCGTTATAATTTTGTTTTGATAATATTGCAACAGTTCTTCTATTATTTCCTATAATTCCTTTACTAGTTACTTTGAACACGTGATCACCGAATGAAGCAACGAAACCATCAGAACCACAATAAACTGTCTTGTTGTTACCAAAGTTAACACCCCAACCATCATATCCGATAAGCATGTGAGCTTCTGTCGGTAAAGTAAGATTTCCTACTACCATCCACTCTGCCATAGGCACAGGCATAAGTCTGTGTGCCCCCATATTATTCGTGTCTTTGAAGTTACCTTTCCATGTACTATACATCGCGGTAGCACGACAATTAACCCATATTCTAGCATTAGGTGTATCACTATCAAATGTTACTGTATAAGTAGCAGTAGTAGTATCAATAGTCCCCCAATTTTTAACAACCGTTTGGTTATCCTCTGACACAACTTTTGCAGTGAACGAAGATGAAATAATATAGGAGTTTGTCCAATTTTCCTTGTCTTGGTTATAAGCATTTGTAACTGCTCCATATAAAGATATGAACTACATAGTTACATAATCACCTTTTTTTCTATCACCAAGAAGAATTATTAAATTACTTTGAAACTCTAATACTTCCATATTATCGGTCATTCTTGTTCCACCACCTGTTGTTTGCTTAGATACAACTTGTTTATTTGTATTTTCTTTAACAAATTCATTATAAGTACCAATAGACTTTGGCATAATCTCAGTTACACCGGTAGAACCAACAAGTCTGAATCCTTGGTCATCATCAGTTAATGTTAAACTACCTTCAATAGTAGTGTCACCACCAATGGTAATGTTTGTGTCACCAATCTTAATGTAAGTATTATTTACCTAAGCAAGAATCTAATCAGAAGTTTGACTAAGTTCAGACTTACTTACATAGGTATCACCTAATGATTCAACTGTACTAGAAATACTTTCCGCTGTTTGTTTAATCTTAGAGATATTATCCGTATTCGTTGTAACACGTCCATCCAAATCGGATATTGTTTCAGTATGTTTCTTAACTGTAGATTCTATACTGTCTGCTCTCTGTTTCAAATCAGATATATCAGTTTCAGTTGTTGAACCTCCACTAATATTGTCTATTTTTGTTTCAATATTACTTACTTTTGATTCAATACTATCTGCTCTCTAATTTATTGATGATATACTGTCTTTGTTAGTTTGAACATCATTAGAAACTTGGGTTATCGATTCTCTAACTTCTGAATGAATAGCATCTGCTTCTATTTTTAAACTTGCAATAGAATCTTTTGTATTTGTAATGTCAGAATTAATTTCATCAATATCGGTTTCATGTTTATTAACTGTAGCTTCAATGCTATTTGCTCTCTATGTAAGACTGGACATATTATTTGTAATAGTTGTTACATTGCCTTGTAAATCACTAATGTTAACTTCTGAATCATAAACTTTTGAACTGATAATTTTGTATTTCTAGTCAATGTCAAATGAAGCACTTGCCTAATACAATATAGGAACTACCTTGTTCATAATTATTTTTGGATTACCAAGATTAGTGTCCAAGATTAAAATTCTTAAAGTATTTGGTGTACCCATATCTTCATATGATTCTCTATAAACAAACCAAGTTCCTGACGAATATTCTCTGAAAATATTATATGGCTTTATATTATTCAAGAAAACAAAATTACTAGAATTCACTTCTTGCTTTGTTCCTCTCTATGTCTTATATATGATATAACTATCTGTACATGTTAATTCTCGGCTGTCATAAACATAATTAGATTCTTCTTCGACGATTACATCATAAGATGAATCATAACTGAAGTATTGATATGGTTCGCTCCATTCGGTTACAACGTTTTCTTCTATTGTTGCATTTGAAACATATAAAGACTTGTTTTTCTCAATATCAACAACTTTAAATGATGCAGACGCACTTATTTCTTTTGTTGTGTAATATGCAACATATATTTTATGTTCACCACTCCTAGGAATTATATCCGTAATAGTTTTGTTCCAAACTAAATTTTCTGGAGATGTTGCACGTCCTGAACTTTCAATATTGTCCTTGTTGAAAACAGGTATTGTTGTATCATCTACATTACTTAACCATATATAATCACCAGTACTTTCTATTTCAAACTAAACTTCTTGGTTATCTTTTGATGTATTGAATTTAAACAATGCATAAGTAAGTTGATTTTGTTTTACAACAGGTGCAACGAAGGCATCGTTATTAAAATTCCATTGAAAATCGGGCATTTTGAATAAACAAAAATTATTACAATCATTACCCCCACCACCTTTACCATAAGCAACGTAAACAAAATGTTTTCCCGCTGTCGTGATAGTATCAGATATAGTTTTTTCGACTCCATTAGGACCACTTATCGCTCTTTGAGAGTTTCTTAAATTATCTCGGTCATATGTTGGTATTGTTGAATCATCTACATTACCTACCCAGATAAAATCATAGTCACTTGTACTATATGACTTAATATCAAACTATACTTCTTGATTTGATAAAGTCGTTGTAAATTCAACTTTTATATATCTTACCTAACCACTACCAAGATTAGGTGATTTAATCCAATGTTCTTGTGAAACAGAAGAACTGCTTACCAGGTTATATCCAGTGTAATCTACCCAACCTGTATCATCATTCCATGTTAACTAATCAGATTTATATATTTGACATACATTTGTAGGATTAACAGGTGATTCAGGCATTGTCCAACTCCAACCATTTGTTGGCTAATCAGGATTTGTAAAAGTAGGTTTACCAGGGTTATCTGTACTTATCTTGTAAACTACTTTATTACCGGGACCAATAATAGATTGTCCGTCCTTTCCGTTAGTTCCATCCTTACCATCTTTGCCGTTAGTTCCGTCCTTACCGTTAGTTCCATCTTGTCCCTTTGCTTTGACACCAGAATCTTTATATGATTTGGTATCTTTGTCCCAAACATACCAGTTTCCGTTTGCACCTATGTATGGTGTTCCGGATTCTGCACCATTAATTTTACTGTTAATATAATCTTCTACAGATTGTCCAGAATTCACTTCAAAATTACCAACAAATTTTGCACCTGTTGCATCGAAATAACTTTTTCTATGTGATTCTAGATTAAAGTCATTAATACCTTGGTATTGAGCTAAAACAGGTGCTGTTAATCCCTTGTCAAGACTTTTATATGCCGAAATGTAAATAGCGGATTGTCTGGATGGATCATCTGTACCTCTGTATCCACACATTACAATATTGTCTCCTTTTTCTGGTTTAAGATTACCATCATAAAAAATTGGTGATAATTGAATCCAGTTATAATATTCACCATCAATTAATTCGGGCTTTTCATTATCAGAAACTGCATCCACAACGACCCAGTAATATTTGTTTGAAACATCATGGGTTGTACCAACTTTTGCTCGATTAAATGACATACAAAGAGCTTGGTCATTTACTTTCCACATGTTGTCTCTCTGATTACCATTTCCGTCTTGACATTGCCATAAAAGTTTATATGTACCCAGTTTATTGTCCTAAACAATATCTACTACAAAACCATCTGCTGGAGTGAACATAACTGCACCTCCTGCTGACTTAATTTTATCTATTATTAATTCAAAGAAATGTGCAGTGCCAGTAACTTCAAGATTCTTAGTCTTGATTGTATCTGAGTTTGTAATGTTATTTGAAGTAACATTATTAAGTTTTGTATCTCCAGAGGCTGTTAAGTTATCTGTGATAATGTCACCTTTGTTTGTAATTTTATTTGACTTCACATCAACTAAAGTTGTATCACCTGAGACATTAAGATTTCCAGATATTGTTTCATTACCTCCAACACTAAAATTACCAGATATTTTACCTGTACCTCCTACAGATACATCATTAGTAACTTCAACAGATTCAGACTTGATTTTACCATCAAAAACATAATTATCCTTACCTGTAAAATCGGCATTATCACCTTCTGTAGATATATTCAAGTCTTTACCATCGAGTTCATTACCTTCTGAATCAAGAGTCTTAATAATAATGTCTGAATCTGTCTGAATATTACCTGTTGCTGTTATAGAAGCAACATTAATTAAATCACCTTGGACATCCTGAGTTCCATTAAATGGTTGTCCCCAAATATTATGCATCTATAAACTAGTAGAAACACCACCAGACTAACCGCCATTATTGGCGATTGAATTAGCAGTGTTTCTTACTATATCAGCATCAACTTTTGATTTGTTTCTCTTTGTAAATTTCATTTCTTCTCTATAAGCTTAATTTCTTGGGTATTGTTCCTGTAATTTCTATTTATACTATCAACAATAAAATATTTATCAGGAAATTGTGGTATTGTATAAAGACCATATATTTCGTTGTTATTTCTTGTTGTTAAGTTTAGGATTACAGATTCATCCTTATACTATTTATAAAGTCTGTAAACTAACTGCCATTCCTGTCGTAAACTTCCTACGTTATCTACTGCATCACCATCATCTGTTTGGAATGTCATGCCTTTAACTTCTGATGAAAGAGCATTATTATATGTCTTATCTAGAAAAGCGAAACTACCATCGTAGTCTTTATAAGCGACACAACTGTAATTTGGTTTCTTGTTATCCCATGTATTAATCTTAAAGGAAATTTCATCAAGTTCATTAACATAATCTGTATCAATATCAAGACTATATTCAGTGTCTGTATCATTTTTGCCACTAAATGTCGGGTCTCCTATAATAGCTTTTATTTCAAAATCTTTTAAGAACACACAACAATGTTGGTAATGTTGGCCTTTGTTATTACCAGATTTTGTTGAATGATAATTAGGGTCATAAGGTTTGAACAAAGTTAATATTGGAAGTCCAGACATAACAGAATCTTCTGGTACTTTAATAGCATAACCCTTTTCACTTGTTCCTATTCGCCAAGAAACAGTGTTACAGAATTCATTATCTTTAAACATTGTTGCATCAGCTCTACGTTCATCATCACCTGCGCTTGATAAAATATATGGTAAATCGAAATTAGTTTGTGAAGTGGTCCAATATGAACCATCCCAATAATATTTTCCCCATTGTAACCTACAAAGTAAAATTGTCTAACCCGCATCCATTGCATAACGACCTTCTGCAATATCAGCTTCATTTGTTGGTATAGGATAAGGATCATCATTAAAGTAATGGAAATTATAACTTCCACTGATAACCAGATAAGCGTTTTTACCTCCAAACAAACAAGTTGAATCAGTAACTGTAGTTTGTACATAAGGATATTTCTTAATGTCTTCATTAGCTATGTGATTTTCATAGGGATTCAACAACATTATATAGTTCGTAAAATTAATATCTGATATTTCATTCTTTGCCATCCAATCATCAATGCTATACTTTTTACTTGTAACCCAACCAATTATTTCAAGCCAGGTGGCAGGATTATCTACTTTCTTAACAAAGAATTTAGCTATCTAAGCTCCATGCATTGATTTGCTGTCAGTATAATTAAGTGTCTTGACTGTATCTGTTACATCTTTTGTTCCATCATACTTGAAGAACTTATAATATGGATTGTTAAAGTATTTTACTGCAACAACATTGTAATCACCATAACTTTTCTTTTGTGGATTATAAATTCTGTCTATCATTATAATCATGTTGTTCTCTGTTGATTCGCCTTTTATAGACTTGACAACTTCTCCATACATACCATTGTTGATATTAGAAGAACTAGTAAGAGTTGTATCAGTGTTTGAAGTTATATTTTTACAGTTTTCATACATATCTGGAATCACATCTTCAAAGTCATGTAAATCTGCTTTTACTGTAACTTTATTATACACAGAATCAAGAGAGATTGTTGCATCATCACTTGCATAATCTTCTTTTGAAATCTCCTTGATGAAATTAATCTTTACTTCTTCTGGTTTGATAGTTTCATCATCGCCAACTTTATATTTAAAATACTTTGTGTCTGTAAGAATTCTGTTGTATTTAAGATAGTCATAATCAATAAAATAAACAGAATCTTTATCTGCTATTGCTGTTAATCCTAAATACCTACAAATTTCTTCAAGAACTTCGTTACATTTCCATGCGACATCATCATCTGTCTCACCATCATCTTTTTCATCAAAGAAGTTTTGTTCACTTATATACAAACTATCTAATATACCGGCTGAACTTCCTGCATTAATCTTTGTATTATCTGCAACATAAAAGTAATTATAAGCGTTACATTTAGATAATAATTTCTAGATAATATACAAAAAACTTCTTACTTGTTTATCTGATTGTCTGTATGGAAAATATTGTAACGTAGATAAAGCGTCTTGACATTCTATCTGAATAGACTCACGAACAAGTGCAAAACCCATATCATAAAGACATGGAGTTGCATAACCTGTCCAAACAAGTTCATTCTCTTTATATAACTCTACTTTTGTATTCTACGCAGTTCCTGAGTAAATATCAAACATATAATCATCACTTACTGCTTCAACTGTTGCAGTCTGATATTTAACAGGTTTATATATAGTTTCATCAGACTCATCCATTTCTGTTACAAAAGGATTGTCACTAAGGGTAATTTCCTTAGCGACTGTTCCTTTCTTTGTTGTGATTCTCACTGTATAAAGAGAATCTTTTATATCTCTAAAATAACCGTTATAAATCATAATTACTTACCAACTGACATTTTTTTATCATAATTTCTAAGAACTCCTTTTAAGTCTGAACCACTAATCTTAAACTCAACTTTACCACCAAATGAAGATTGATTTGACATACCACCATTACTGTTCAAAAGGTTAAATAATCTTCTCTGTTGTGAACCATTCAATATCATTTCTCCACCATTAACTCTTGCAAGATTATAGTCACCTATAGAAGTTGCTCCAGAAATCATACCTCCTGTTGCATACTTAGGTATTATACCACCATCTGCAAATGTATTTAATGAAGAGAATATTGCAGTAATTGTTCCTACAATGGTTGCAATCATAGCAATAGCAATAGGCCATGGAGCTTTGGCACCTGATGCCGCACCTGATGCAATAGCTTCACCTTCTTTGGCTGCAACTGTTGCTGCTGACGCTGCCTAAGATGCTTCCGCATATTTACCTATCTATTCTATCATCTATGATGTACCTGATAAAAGTGCAGTAGTAACACCCAATACAGCTTTAGTTGTTCCTTTTGTAACCTATGTAACATCTCCAAATGCATCAGCTATACTACCAATACCTTCTGATGAATCATGAAGTTTATTCATACGTTTAGTAGTCTTGTTAATACCTTTCTCAACAGTTGTATTTGACTTGACAAGTTTACCATTCTGACTTTTTAAATTGGTAATTTTATCGTTAACATCATCTATAGCTTTACCAAGTTTCTTGTATTCCTCTACTTCATCAGATGTATCAATACCAAGCTTATTCTCTGAATTAATTGTTTCACTAAGTTTGTCGTATTGTTCTTGCAATTGTTTCAAAACTTGTATTAATCTCTTAATCTCTTCATTATTATCGGTAATCTTCTTATTATTCTAATCAATAACGGCATTACCAGATATATTAGAAGTTTTAAACTCATCTGTCTCTGAAATAGCTTTATCAATAGACTTAATTAAATCATCATAACCACCAGACTCAAAATTAGTATCAAACTCAATAATATTCTTCTTCTCTGTTAAATCATCAATTTCCCTTTGAATCTTCTTCCTATCATCTTGATTAACTGATAAGTTTAATTGTTCTTTCTTTTCTGATATTTGTTGTTCAATACCTTTTAAAGAATTAGGATCGATAACAGGTTCAACTTTTGTTGTAACTTTAGGAGTTGTAACATGATATTTAGGTGTGTTAGTATTTGTACCATTATCATTATTTCCTAAATTCGTAGATGGTTCTGGTGCTGGTTTAGGTTTGACTGGATATATACTCTTAACACCACCTTTAATAAAGTCTCTCTAATCCTTCATCAGTGCTTTTCTTTGTGCTGAAAGTGTTGCTCTATGTTTCTATAATCTCTGTAATTGTAAAACACCTATTTTTCCTGATGATTTTGTAACTAACTTTTGTTGTTCTGCTATTTGTTTGTCAAGAGAACTAATTTGTTTATTATAATTATTAATCTATCTATCATAAGTATGTTTAATCTTGTTAAACTCACCTATTTTCTATCCTTTAGTTCCTTTACCATCAACTCTCTTAAGATTATCATTAACAGTCGTTGGTTTATCACCGCTACCTCCAAGTTCTTTATTAAAACGTTTTCGAGCTTCTGTTGCGTCATCTGTCTTTGTTATTAACGTCGTCATCCAACTAACTAAACTTGCAGTAACATCTACACAACTACGAATAAGTCCGTTACCTTCATTAATTGCAAGGTTAAACGCTTCCCATTTAGATGATAAGTTTTTGAGAGAACCATCTAAGTTATCATTATTCTTTTTCTGTTGTTCTTCTGCTGTATTAGTTCCTGTAATAGACTATGTTAATTTATCAGCGCTATTTGCTGTCTTAATCAATGTAAGAGCTGCTGCTACATTTTCTGTACCAAATTTCTGTGTAAGTTGTGTGGTTGTTAAATTCTAATCGCCAAGATTCTTAATAGCCTGCACCAAACCGACAACACTAGGTTTTAAATTCTAATCAGATGATGATTCAAGTTTCAACATAATATTCTTAAGTTGTGTACCTGCACTAGAAGCATCAACACCTGACTATGCTAACTATTCCAATACACCTACTGTTTCATTAACTGATATTCCTAAAGTACCTGCAACAGAACCACAATTAACAATAGCTGTATTCAAATAAGCTACATCACCTGCACCTTGCTATGAGGCTGCCGCCAACATATTAACTATCTCTGCTGAATGGTCCGCCGTAATACCAAACTAATTAAGAATACCGGTTACTGCGGTTGCCGCTGTTGCTAAATCCATATTAGACGCTTCGCTCAACATAATACAGTTTTTTGTTACCTCTGCAAGAGCATCCGCATCTTTAAGTAAGTCTGGAGATTTAGAACCAATCATACCAAATGACTTCATAACTTCACTTGCAGTTTGTGTTGTTGTACCACCAAGTTCAAGGGCAGACTTCTTAAGTTTATCAATAGTCTCGGATGATGCACCTGTTAAAGAAGCAATATTTGAAACAGATTTTTCAAAATCGCGTGCTGTTTCTATATTACCCATAATAGCATCTTTGAGAACGTCAAATGCAGCTGCCGCCGTACCTATTCCTGTCGCCATTCCGATACCAGTTTTAGCCAAACTTAAGAAACTTGTACCTGATTTTAAATTTCCTATTCCAGACATTGAATCTTTAACTTGATTCATCTATGTTCTTAACTATCTTAACTATGCTTGCGCTGAACGAGCGGATTCAGACATTGCCTTACCAAAATCACTTCTCTTTGCTTCATTTGATAAGTTTGCCCATTGTATTTTTAATTCTTTTATCTGGTTTGTAAGAGCTTTCTCTTGTTGTTTTGTATTCATTGTACCACTAGCAACTTTTTCAAGAGTTCTTATGACTCTATTATATGATGCTATTTGTGAATCGCTTACAGTAACATTCTCTTTTATTGTCTAAGAAGTCTTATCGGTTTTATTCTTGTACTTTTCAAGTGTTTCTCTAGCTTTGTTAATAGACTTATTAAACTAAGTCGTATCACATGTTATTATCGCTGAAAGTGTTGACATAATTTTTATATATTTTATTTTCAAATTTTTATGGTTTATCCAAAACATGTTGTATATATGTTTCTAATATTGAACGTGAACTATTAATTACTTTATCAATAGTATCAATAGACTTAATATATCCCTTTGAATATGGTTTTATAGACTTATTTCTATGTTTTGTCTAAGTTCTATTCATTGTACCACCAACAAAGAATCTAGTTTTGTATGAATCATAAAAATCTCTACTACCTAATGCGTGAATCTTGACACTACCATGATTATTCTTACCTACCATGATACCATCTGCTAACTTTGTTATATCACCTGTATGTGATTTATAAGTTGCTTTTGCATCACTTTTGAATAATGCTCTTGCGTTATCACGAATCTTAAATGCTGCTGCCATGACTGCACGATTTACACCATCTAAAATATCTTGTGAAGCATTTGACAAATCTTTCGTATCGTAAATTAATTTTCCCATTGTTTTGACAACTTTTTTAAACGTTCAATATCAGAATCAGATATTTCAATGTCATTTTCTTCTTCTGAACTTTCTTCCCACTTGAATTTACATATATCTTGAAGTTCAAGTTTCTTTCTAGAATTAACCTATGCTGTTACATAAGCCTACATTCTACTAGTTTCCCAGATGTTTCTGTCAACATAAGGTATATTACTAACTATATCGTTTAATTCCCATTCTGTACATTCTTCCATAAAATACTCAACTGACAATATCTTATATTGAAAACAAAGTAAATTAAACAAATAATGATATACAGCTGTTACGTTTTCATCTGTTGTTTCTTTGTTGGTGGTTAATTTTTTTTTAATCGATTATTGGTTAATGTAATTTCCTGCAACCATGTCGTAAATTCTTCCATAACTGTTGGATTATCATCTAACCAATCAATGAAGTCTTCAAATTGTATGCTATAATCTTTTGATGATGAAACAACAATACAATAAAAGAAAGTCATTACATCAGTTAAACTTTGTGGTGTTGATGAACCACCTGAAACATTTTCATACATCAACATTGCCTTAAGTCCACATTTAAGTTCAATTTCCTTATCTTTATAATTAATCTTCATAATTTATAACTGTAAATTTTAAATGATAAAAGGACAAGATTAATTAAAATCCTGTCCTTATATTTATCATTTAAAATTAAGATTTAATATCAGATTACTTAATTGTTCCTACTCTTTTAATCTGATTTACACCTGTAAGAGTTACAGAGTATGTAGCGTTATCACCATTGTTTGCATTAACTGTGAGTGAAGTAATTAAAGCACTACCTGTGTAATATACACCACCACAATCCCAAGCTGCAAGTGAACTATCTGCTGGAGTTGCGGTTGCATCAGGTGTTGGGTCTGTTTTAAGTCCAAACTTAACAGTAATAGCATCACCTTTCAACATTGCGTCAAACATGGTTGCATAATCTTTTTCAGTAAATAAGTTCTCTGACTATATTTCCCAAGAATATTTAGATACCTCTGTTGCTCCCCAAATACCGTGATCCTTACTTGATATATCTGTAGTCTCTGCTGTAAAAGTCAATGTATGATTAGTAGCATAAGCAAAAGACTTACCCTTATCATCAAAAAGCATAAGGTCACGACCTTTTATAATTTTATTTGCCATAATATAATGTATTATTCATTTATTTTAAAAACTAAGTTAATAGTCTGAGTATAAGCGTTAAACTCATAATTTTCAGAAGCATTTTCTATTTCAACTTCTTCTACTCTCATTTTATTCCAGTCAAAATGTTGTTGTTCTAATATCTATCTTATCCTATTAATAACCTTTACTGATTCTGCATAGGTATTACTTACAGCCTTGATTTCAACTCTAACAGTATCTTCATAATATCCATCTTTACAATTATTACTTGTCAAACCTGTACGTCTGTATATGATAAATGGTGTTGAAGTTCCATCTTCTGCAACAATAGGATATATTTTATTACCAATATTTAATCCAACAGCAAGTTTTGAATCTGCACGTAATGTATTGTAAATAAAACTGCCAACATTTAATGTATCAATCATTTATCAATTCAATCTAAATAATTTTTTTGTTATTGTCTTTATCAGGAATTATACTTAATATTCTGTATTTTTTATTATCCCATACAATATTATCATATTCAGAAACATTCACGTAATACCTAACTTCCATGGTTAAAGACATACTGTAAAATATATCTCCATTTTCATCAGTTCTTGTGCCATTGTTATGCTAAACTCTTGCTCTAGTAACTGTTTTTTGTTCCCATTCCTGTGTTTGCTCACCAAAATCATTCTTTGTTATTATAGGAGTTAATATTGTGATATTTTCTTTCAATAAACCTGCTCTCATAATCTTCAATTATATATTTGCATTAGAATAATCTCTATACATATTCAAAATGTAATTTAAACTATTAGGCACCTCATGAGTTCCTGTATAAGAAACAGATTCTCGATTATCATACATATTACCTATGAATAAAAGAAGTGCATGAAGAAGGGAATTTGGAATCTTCCCTTCTTTCTGCATTATTTCTTCAAAAGTCGTATCTATATGTTTTTGAATAACATCTACAGCTACATCATACAAATATAATATGTATTCATCATCATCAGTATAATCTGCATCAATATTTAAATGCTTCTTTATATGTGCTAATTCTAAAAACATATTGATATATCATTTATTTTTACTCTGCGGTTGCATCAGTTGTACCATAAACAAGAGCGTTATCGCGTACAAGAGCTGCATCTACAAATGCGTTTACAACAATAGTAACTTGACCATTACCTACTGAAGCAACATCACGAACAACATCGAGTGTAACGTTATCCCAAGCTGCAATAACAAGGTTAGAGAAATCACCATAAACAACATTTTGGTCCTTAACATGAGATGTTGAAAGAACTGGTGTACCATCAATAGTACCATTCTCCATTACAAGTTGTGTAGATTTTGTGCTCTTTGCCATTGAACGGAATGCACCCTTAGCCTTAGGAGATACAACATACTTGCAATCACCAATAACGTTTGCTTCCTCTACCTTAGATTCAAATGCAGTAACACCTGCGAAATCAGTCAACTTAGTTAAAGTCTTACTTTGGAATAAACCTGCCGGTTTTGTTGTATCACCTGCATCAGAACCAAGTAAAGTTTCCTCCAACTTAGCGTTAACTGCATTAATAATATCAGCACGAACTTTGTTCTCAATACCAAGAGAATCTTGTGCAAGTAATTCCAATGAAATTGGATATTTTGCAGTGATACGTTTTGGTGTCAAAGTCTTATGTGTAAATGCTGCTGAACCATCAGCTGCCGCACCTGTTTCTGATGCCCAATTTACTGAAACTGCACCCATAAGTGGAATTTGAACATTGTTCTTGATACCTGGGATATATTGAGCACCTGCCTCAATAAGAACATTCTTTGCACGAAGTGGTTCCCAAATATCAAATATATCAGTGTCAACCACGTCTCCACCATTAGTAGTTACAGAGTATGCTCTCTGTTCAGCAAGATTAATCTTCTTACCTGTTTCGTATGCGCTACGAAGTTCCTTTAACAAATTAAACTTTTTGTTTTCCATTTCTATAGATCTATTATTTTCTTTCTTTTTATCGTCTTTTTTTGAATCTTCTACATCCTGTTTAGGCATATCTTCATCATAAGAACGAAGTTTCTCCTGAAGATTCTCCAACTGAGATTTCAACTCTCTAATTTCTTCTTTATTTGCATCAAATTCTTTCTTTTCATCATCAGTCATTTCACGTACTTCTTTCTTACAAGCATCTACGATTTCTTGACAACGTTTAATAAGAACTGATTGTTTGTCTTTAATTTCTAGTGAGTTCATATATAAAATAAAATTTATTTTGTAAGTTAATTGATTAGATTTTATTTTCATTGACTTCATTCATCATGTCGTCTAAATATTTATCTAATTTATTTTTATACTCCTAAATTTTTTGTTCTGGATTTTCATCTTCTTTATTTAATCCTCTTGCCTGACAATTCGTGTCACCATAAGCACCATGAACAACTAAAGACAAATCATATAACCCGTCAATAGAATTAATTTCACGTCTTACAACATCATCATTGTCAACATACCATCTTTCAGCAGACAAATCATCAGCAATAGTAAATGCAAATGAACATTCAAATATATTTCCTGAACGAACATTATACAATAATTCTTCACCTCTTGCTGTTGTAGGAGCGTCAAATGAGAAATAAACACCATCATCTTTTAATGACAATGATAAAGTTCCTTTACCTTGTCTTGAACGTGCAACCATTTGTTCATTATCATGATTAATATTCATAATAATATCTGAATTATTAATCAAATCCTATGTTACTGCACCTCTATGGATGATTTCATAAAAACCACCTAAGTCTTTACTCCATTTCTCAAAAACTATAGCTCTACCTGTAATAGTTCTAGACTCTTCATCAGAACTAAGACTAGCTGAACGAAATATAATTTTCTTACTCATCTTATATATTTATACAGTTTTATTTATCTTCTTTTTTATTATCTTCTTTTTCTTCCTATTCTTCATTAGAATCATCAGATTTTTTATCAGATTTATCCTTATCTGACTTATCTTTTTCATTAATAGTATTATCAGATATACTTGTATAAGGTACAATTAACTTGTCACAACCTTCAATTTCATTATAACCTAACTGTGTTCTTGCCTCATTTCTGGTAATTATACCACCATCAACCAATGTTTTTAAATAATTTGCAGTTGAATTCTTATCTGCTTTAATCAAATATGACTCATCTAAATCAATAGAAATACCAACTTCACTTGGCTTTACAAGTTTTCTGTTAAATTCATCTTGAATCATACTAACATAAGGCATTAAAGTATGGGTTAAAAACTCTATATTTGCAGCTTCTATAGTATTATAACTGGATTTTGATAAATCACCCAACAAAACAGGGCTAATATTGAAATATCTTGATATTTCTGCTACATTAAATAATCTAGTTTCCAACATCTGATTCTCATTTGCATTACCGGATAATGGTGTATATTCCATATCATCATCGAGAATTACCAAACCACTTGGATTTAAACCAGAATGTGTGTCCTAAAATGCTTGTCTTGCTTGTTCTTTTGCGTTCTTTCTGGCACCTTTTATTGTTAATGCACCTTGGATAGCACAACCTGAACTATAATAATTATTTGCCGCTTTATCAGCTGCCTAAGCTAACTGTAATACATTTGTTGCATAGGATGATATAGGAATACCTACATATCCGTTTCTACTGTCCTTATAAAGATGAATAACGTCTATAGGTTCAATACGACTTGATGTTATAAATGGTATTCTATAATATAATTCTTGTTTCTTCTGATAATAAATTATGTTATATGACCCATGTTCACAATAAATCAAGTCAACTGGCGTACCATCTACAGCTCTTTTTATATAAAGTAATCCATTGCCATGAATAATTACATCATATATAAGTTGTTTCAACATATTGAACTTAGACATCATTGTTCTTGTAAACAATAAATTAAGATGATTATCACTTATAACTTCATTATCTTTCTTAATCAATATAGGTAATTGAGCAATAGAATTTGATATTAATTCTACAGCGGCAAAAAATGCAGATAAAGTAGTTGAATTATCACCTAATATATATCTACCAAATATAACAGATGTAGCAGAAGTCTATTCCTGCTATTGCACTGCTCTTTGTTCAACTTTATTCTTTTTAAAACTAAATAAATTCATATATTAATATATTATCTTTTTATACTGTCAATACCAAACCATCAGAATAGCGTGGCATATCCAAAAATCCACCTAAACTTTGTATCATTGCAATAACAGGATCAATCTTTTTGTTCTTTTCTCCATTTGCCTTGACAGGTTTTGTATTCTCATGCTAATCAACTTTTAACGTTACGTTACCAAAAGACCACCTAACTATTGGATTACTATCAATAATTATCATTTCTTTTCTAATCAACATCTCCAAAAACTTTGTTGGTTTGTTGAAATTACCCAATGCCTGTGAATATGGTGTTAACGGTAGTCCCTCTTCTGTTGCATTTATTGCCCACTAAGTTGCGTTCCACTTATCATAAGCAACATTCACGAGATATACAGACTTATTAATATCTACCTGGTCCCTTAATATAAAATCATAATCAACAACGTTTCCTGATGTTACATATAAGTATTTCTAATTCTTCCATGTGATATAATATGGAGCGTTTGGACTCTCTACTAATGCTGATTCTGGAAGATATATCAATGTCTTGAATACAAACTTATCTGGATTAATTTTTCTATCAGGATTTGGTGGAAACATTATATTTGTACAAGTTAAGTCTGATACTGCTGATAAGTCAACACCCATAAAACAATCTTCTCCTTTATAATCACTGAGATTAACCGGCTGCATAACTTTACGAATATAAGAATCAGGAATCCAAACATCTTGGGAGCTAACCCACATATTTAAGTTCTTTGTCTTAACAGAAACTTCAAGTGCTGAATTGTTCAACGCAGACTAAATTTCATTCTTAAGATACTTCGTTGTAACAGTGACACCCAAATTAGGATTCGCCTTTATAAAGTTCTTCTCGTCTGTCCAATCATCACCTTCATCTAGTTCATAAATAGCCTAAAACTATTCATCATCTTCCTTTCTATGCTCTAAAATATCAATACATATATCACGATATTGATGCATAAAACCTGTTAACAAGAAACCAGATGTAGAAATACAAATACCTAATGGTGAAACACGGAATCCAGTACCAGAAACCATAACGTCCCATAATTTGCTGTCTTTCATTGCGTGAATCTCATCAAGAATATATGTACTTGGAGAAGCACCATCAAGTCCAGATGAATCACTTGACAACACCTAAGAATATGAACTTGTTTTCTTAAACGTAATACTGTCTCTTAAAATCTTTGTATATTTGTGTTTCGGGTCTAACTACTTAACTAAATGCTGTTGCATTTCAAACAACAAATGAGCTTGTTTCACATTATTCGCAATATTCAATACCTGCGCTGCCGGTTCACCATCTGCAATCAACATGTAAAGTGCGATGCCGGCTATCAAAAAACTTTTACCTTGTTTCCTACTGACAGACAAAAATGCTTTTTTAGTCAGACGTTCATTTGTTCCTGGATAATAGAAACCGAATATAGAGTATATAATCCATTTCTACCACTCTTCCAATTTAAATTGTTGTCCTGCACACTTGCCTTGGTAATGTTTTAACTTGGAAATAAAGTTAACAACTCTGTCACACTTATCTGTTCTGAACTCATAACGAGAATCATTTAACAAATCTATATATCGTTGACATGCCAACTTTATTAATTTACCTGCAACCTGTTTACCTGAAATGACATCCTACGCATATCTGATATATTTATCATCAATATTTTGCATATTCATTCAGTTTATTTTGCATATTTATACATATTCATCTATTCCACATTCACTCTCTTCTGAAAGTGCTTTACCTAATCTAGCCTTAGAAGTTCTGGTCAAAGCGAAACTACCAAGTAATTTAGAAATGAATAACTGAGAGGAATTCAAAAGTGATATTATTGGATTCTTAACCATTTCACCGCTTCTACCAGGTATCATAATACCGTTCTTACGTATCTCATCTGTTGCCTGTGTATAAAGATTAAAAGCATCTGCCATTAAATCAAGTTGGACAACATAAGAATCAGGAATGTTACCAAGTTCATCAGACAAATCTTTAATCATCTTTGACATCCATTCCTATGTTCTCTTGTCGTAATTCTTGTATCTACTAATTAAACTGTTCATAATTATATTAAAACTTAATTTTAAAAATAGTTTCCGTATATTTATACGGTTTTTATATATGAAATCGCATAAATATACGGTTTTTTGTTATCACATGATTTGCGAAAATCCTAAAATCTAGACTTCCTATGAAGAGCCC